AAAGGGGAAAACCTATTAAAAGAAGAAAAAGGTAACAGTTCCTTACAAAATCTTTTAACGGGTAAAACTAAAGAAGGTATTTTTGGTGAAGAGTTTTATGTTATTAACAAAAAACTAATTGATTTGAGCGAACCGTTAATAACTGACGAAGGAAAAGAATTAGTTAACTTATATTACTCTGAGTCATTGGATCCTGACGGTAGAGGATATAAAAACCTAATTAGAATGATGATGGAAGACGGTTTGTTCAAGTACTTACCAAAAAATGATGAAAATTGGGTTTATTTTTTAAAACCATTTTTAAAACTAACCAGAAAAGAAAAAACAAAGTTTAAAAACAAAAAGTAAAACAAAAAAACATGAAAGAACAAAACGACATTACTAAAGTTGAATTCTTAATTACATTAAACAACAACTTTGTTGTTCAAAGATTTTTTAATGTTAAGGGTTTCAATGGAAAGGCAAAAAATAGTGTGGAACTTTTGAATTACATTAACGAATTATCTAACGACTTAAAAACAAAACTTAGAAATAAATGTGTTGTTTATATGTTAGAAAATCGTTTTCAAATTGAAGAGGATGCAAGTATTTTAGAAACATCAAATACTGATGGACCTGAGACCTTTAATATTATTTTAAAGTTAGGGAATGAGACAATTTGTCATAGAATTATAGATGCTAAAGTATACCCGCCTAAGGTAAGATATACGCTGGATGTACGACCATCAATAAAAAACATCTTAAGAGATTTAACTGACATTTTATCAGGTAAAAATTTATCTTACGAGTACTTAAATTATTCATTCGCCTAATAGTATTTATTAGAAAACAAAGAACAAATCATATAATATGTCAGACAAAAAAAACTTCGGATACTTAGGAAATACTTTTCAAAATCAATTAATAAATAACATTATTGTTTATAAAGATTTTTCAAATTCCATCATTGAAGTTATTGACCCACACTACTTTGATAATCAATATTTTCGTATCATTTGTCAAATGATTAAGGAGTATTACTCAAAGTATGAACATACCCCTACGTTTGACACTTTAGAACAACTAACTAAGTCGGAAATTACTTCCCCAATGGCTCAAAAGAGTATATTAGACACTCTTGACCAAGTTAAAAACGTTTCCGACGAAGGTTCAGTTTATGTACAAGAAAAGGCACTAAAGTTTTGTAAACAACAAGAACTACAAAAAGTAATGACTAAAGCTCAATCAATCATTGATAAAGGTGATTTTGAGAGTTACGATAGATTAGAAGAAATGGTTCGAGGGGCACTTCAAGTTGGTGAAACTGATAAAGGGACAACTGATGTGTTTTTTAACATTGATGAAGTTTTGGATGACGATTACAGACACCCTATTCCGATTGGTGTACCTGGTATTGACAACCTTTTAAAGGGTGGTTTAGCTAAAGGAGAAATTGGTGTAATTTTGGCACCTACTGGGGTAGGTAAATCAACATTTACTACTAAAATAGCCAATCACGCATTTAATTTAGGGTATAACGTACTTCAAATATTTTTTGAAGATAACCCAAAAATTATTCAAAGAAAACATTTTACACTTTGGACTGGTATCCATCCTGATGATATGTCTGAAAATAAAGATGAGGTTATGGAAAGGGTAAAACATATACAATCAACAATGAAAAATAAGTTGATTATGAAAAAGTTACCATCGGATACTGTTACTATGAATCAAATAAAGAATCAAGTAAGAAAAATGATGGCGGAAGGTACTAGAATTGATATGATTATTTTAGATTATATTGATTGTGTAGTTCCTGACAAAATGTTAGGTGATGAATGGAAAAGTGAGGGGTCTGTAATGCGTGGATTTGAGGCAATGTGTCATGAATTAGATATTGCAGGATGGACGGCAACACAAGGAAATCGTAATTCTATTTCATCAGATGTTGTAACAACAGACCAAATGGGTGGGTCAATTAAAAAGGCACAAGTTGGTCACGTAATAATTACCGTAGCCAAAAGCTTACAACAAAAAGAGATGAATTTGGCGACAATCGCAATTACCAAATCAAGAATTGGTAAAGATGGGATTGTTTTTGAAAACTGTAAATTTGATAACGGAATGTTAGAGATTGACACAGAACAAAGTATGACTTTCTTAGGTTTGGAAGAACAAAAAGAAGAAAGAAACAAAAACAGAATCAAAGAATTGCTTGAAAAGAAAAGGCAAAAACAACAAGAATCTTAAAAAAATAATTAAATTTACAAAATGGAAAAAATATTAGTAGAAAACCCTAATAGGTTTGTTATCTTCCCAATCGAACACAATGATATTTGGGAATATTACAAAATGCATCAGGCGGCTTTTTGGACCGCTGAAGAAGTAGATTTGACGAATGACATTAGAGACTGGGAAAATTTAACAGATAATGAAAAATATTTTATTAAAAATGTTTTATCTTTTTTCGCAGCATCAGATGGAATCGTAAACGAAAATTTGGCAGAGAACTTCTATCGTGAAGTACAATATCCCGAAGCTAAATTCTTTTATGGATTTCAATTAGCGATGGAAAACATCCACTCACTTATGTATTCGTTATTAATCGACACATACATCAATAATGCAAAGGAGAAGGATGAATGCTTCAACGCTATTGATAGATTACCTGCGGTACAGAAGAAAGCTAAATGGGCTTTAGATTGGATTGAAAACGCATCATTCCAAGAAAGATTAATTGCATTTGCGGCTGTTGAAGGTATTTTCTTTTCAGGTTCGTTCTGTTCTATTTTTTGGTTAAAATCAAGAGGAATTATGCAAGGTTTGTGTAATGCCAATTCTTTAATATTTAAAGATGAGAACTTACATTGTGATTTCGCAATCCACTTGTTAAACAACCATTGTGAAGACAAACCATCGGAAAAAAGAATTAAAGAGATTTTATTATCAGCACTTGAAATTGAAAAAGAGTTTATAACTGAGTCTTTACCAGTGTCATTGATTGGTATGAATTCAAACCTAATGAAACAATACTTAGAGTTTGTGGTTGACGGGCTTTTAGTTAAATTTGGATGTAGTAAAGAATTCAATGTGGAACAACCATTCAAATTCATGGAACAAATTGCCGTTGAAACCAAAGGTAATTTCTTTGAATCAAGAACAATGGAATACCAAAAGGCTAAACTTAACGAAACTATTTCATTTACAGACGATTTCTAATTAAACTAAATAATATGTCATTAAAAATAATTAAAAGAAATGGGGAAAGCGTTTCATTCAATCCCCAAAAAATTTATAACCGTGTTAAACGTGCTTCAAAAGGGTTAAGTGTAAATTCAGATGAAATATTCATAAAAGTAATTACATCAGTACCAACTGAGGGTGAAATAACTACAAAAGAGTTAGATAAACTTGTATATGAAATTGCTGCGGCATATACCGGTAGTCATCATGATTATTCACGATTAGCGTCATCAGTTGCTATTTCATCATATCATAAAGAAACTAATGATAGTTTTTCAGAAACTATGATGGTCTTATATAAAGATGGTATCATTAATGAAAAATTAATTGAAACTATTAAGTTATATGGTGAGGATACTATCGATGCTGTAATTAACCACGATAACGATTATAATTTTGATTATTTTGCTTGGCGTTCTTTACAAGAAATGTACTTGTTAAAAAGACCAACAGGTAAAGTAATCGAAAGACCACAACACATGTATATGAGAGTTGCGTTGTGGGTTACCGATGATTTTGTAAGTGCGGTCGAGTATTATAAATCATTATCAAATCAACTAATATCTAAGGCAACACCAATCATGATTAACGCAGGAACAAAAGTTCCTCAGTTAGCTTCGTGTGTATTACACTACAATAACTCAGACTCAAGAAAAGGATTGTTAGATACACTAAATGATATCTCAACATTTTCTTCAGATGCTGCTGGTATTGGGTTGTCTATGTCTAACATTCGTAGTAAAGAGAGTAGAATTTCATCATCAGGTGGATTCGCAGGTGGGTTATTGAAATACCTTAAAATTGTTAACGAATCATTAAGGTTCTTTAATCAACAAGGAAGACGACCTGGTTCTGCCGCAATTTACCTTGAACCTTGGCATAAAGATATCTTTGATTTATTGGACATTAAAAAGAATACAGGTGCAGAAGAATTAAGGGCTCGTGATTTATTTACTGCTCTTTGGTTACCTGACAACTTTATGAGGGCGGTTAAAAATAATGGTGATTGGTATTTGTTCTGTCCTAATGATATTAAGACTGCCGGCATCAAGGCATTACAAGAGTGTTATGGTGATGAGTATGAAGAAAACTATAACAAAGCAGTATTGATGGGATTGGGTAAAAAAGTTAAGGCACAAGACATATGGACTAAAGTTATTGAATCACAAGTTGAAACGGGAGTCCCTTATCTTTGTTCTAAAGATAGTGCCAACAGAAAAACTAATCACCAAAACATTGGGGTTATTAAACAGTCAAACCTTTGTAATGAAATTTACCAATATACCGATGAAGAGACTACCGCCATTTGTACGTTATCATCAATAGTATTAAAAAACTTTATCCAAAACGGTAAGTTTGACCATGAATTATTATTTACTGAAGTTCGTAAAGTTGTAAGAGCATTAAACAAAGTAATTGATATTAACAACTACTCAACACAAAAAGGGTTGAAAGGTGGTATGGAACAAAGAGCAATTGCTATTGGAACACAAGGTTTGGCCGATGTGTTTTATTTAATGGATTATATCTTTACATCAGAAGATGCTAAAAAATTAAATAAAGATATATTTGAAACAATCTATTACGCGGCAATTTATGAAAGTAACCAATTGTGTATAAATGGTAAGTATGATAAATACTCACATTTTAACGGGTCACCGATGTCTAATGGAGTATTCCAATTTGACATGTGGGGATTAGATGGGTCACAACTTTCAGGAATGTGGGATTGGGATAAATTGAAAAAAAGTGTTAGTGATTATGGTGTATGTAACTCTTTGTTTACCGCTCAAATGCCTGTCGCATCTTCAGCTAAAATTACAGGTTCATTTGAAATGACAGAACCAGCACATTCGGCATTATTTAATAGACGAGTTGTTGGTGGTGAGATTATGATAGTAAACAAATACCTTATTAATGATTTTGAAAAAATTGGTATTTGGTCAGAAGATTTAAAAAATGAAATTATTATGAACGAAGGGTCAATTCAAAATATTAATTTCAATAACTACTTAGATACTGAAGATAAACACTACAATAAAAAAGTTAAAAGAATAGAACACTTAATTCCTAAATATAAAACTATTTGGGAGATTTCACAAAGAGAATTAATCGATATGGCATCTGATAGAGCACCATTTATTGACCAATCACAATCAATGAATATCTATATGGCTAACCCAACTTTATCTAAGATTACTTCATCACATTTCCACTCGTGGGAGAAAGGTTTAAAAACTTTGTGTTATTATGTTAGGACTAAGGCGATTTCTACAGGAGCAAAACACTTAGCACTTGATATGAGTAAAAAAGAAAAACCTAAGAAAATTGAAACACCACAAATAGATTATTCTAATATGAATTTACCACCAAAACCAGATAATAGTGACTTTGATTGTTTTGGATGTTCATCCTAATATTAAATCCCAAC